CTGCTTCTTCTGGGCTTGGTTCTGGTAGTGCATCGATCTCTGTGAGTGTTGATGCTTTGTGTCCTACCAATGTATCGGTCGCAACGTAGCCATCTCTTAATTCGCGGTAAAGGCGAATCAAAACCGCAGGATCGTCTTCTTCTGCGTTGATGGTGAAATCTGTTTCTGGAACATTGAGAGAACCTTCGCGGACAACGCGTTCAACCTTGCCGCGTGCTGTTCCGCCGGAAGAATCCCAGGATACGAAGCTGCCGACTGTGTCGACTGCGCGAATGGCGTCTTCTTCCATCATTGGCTCTTCTGAAATTCCGAGAACTGTTTCCAGCATCGATTTTCCTTCGCCAAGATATTCGTATGATTCGTCGATTTTGTCGAGGATTGCCTGGATCACGATCAGGCTTTCGCCTGTGATCTCGCGGCCTTCCTTGATTGCCTGTCGAGCTGCTGCGATCTGTTCTCTGGCTTCGACTGTGGTGGTTGGATAGGCCGGGTAAGTAACGACTGAAACGTCGCCATCTGCCAGCGATAATTCTGTAAGGGTGCGCTCTGTTCTTCCTTCATTCCACTTCTGGCGGATCACTCGAAATGCGAAGCTCATCTGATCAACGTCGCCGCGCTCGACCAGCGTGTAAAGATCACGAGCTGCCTGGGTGTTTGGTAGATCGGCATCCATGTAAAGTCCGGTTTCATCTTCCTTAAGTCGAAGCGTTCCGTTCTTTGTTCTTGCTAAAGGTAGGCCTTCGTGATTGATCAAGAGGCGGACATCTGGTGTCTCTGTCAGGGTCTTTCGGAATGCGCCCGGTGCGATCCGTTCAATGAATGGAAGCGGCACGCTGTCGTTATTGAAGACGGCCGCGTATCCGGAGAGACGCATGGTTCCGTCTTCTGCCTGGCGTGCTTCTACGTTCTTGATCGTAAAGGTGCGGCGTTCGATTTTCTTTGTCATTTTGCTCCTTGAGTCTTCTTCTGCGTCGAGTGCGTCTATCTTCCTTTGCGCCCAGTTTTGTGCTCGGTCGCTGAAGTCTGAATCTCCGCCCCATAAAAGCCAGGCGACTAATCCTGCGCCTGGATATCCTGGATCGGATGGGTTGCTGTTCTTCGGGGCCTGGCCGTCTACTTTGTGTCTTGCAAACCAGGGGGCCATCTTCCTGATCTTGTTTTCGGTGATGTTGCCTGCTGCCATTTCGCGAGCTGCTCGTTTGGTTCCTTCTGTGAGTCCGTCGCCGCCATATCCATCGCGTAAATATTGAAGTCCACGTTCTGCGTTTGCTTGGATAAATTGTGGGACACTGAGATCTACTTGCCTGGTATCTGTTTCTGGTTGCCATGCGTTGCAGTAATAGGCTCCATCAACATAATCATTCCAGCGCTCGCACCACGCTTTCGTTCCTTCTATATTTTGTTTTTCTTCATTGTAGAAGAAACAATTTCCGCATGCTCTTCCTTCTGGTACATCTTCTGAAAGTGCTGGCCTGTAATTGCTAGGTAGTTCTCGCTTGCTTACTTCGCCGCCTGGTTGCATATCCTCTGCGATCGAAATTGCCACCATCTGGTCGATTGCGTCTTGCTTATTTTCATGGCATCCGATTGTGGTGTATGTGCCGTCTGCTTCTTCTTTAACGGCTGCCCATCCTGCGCAGTCGCTTTGTTTGTCGCTTATGAAATATGGCATTTATTCCACCTCATAAACCGAAGCCGGATCTGCCGGGTCAATCGTGCCGACTTGCTGCAGCTGCGTGCTTGGTACTCCTGTGTGTGTCATTGTTGGTAATCCGACGGCTTCTGTTACGGCCTTTGGATCAAAGCCGACCTGAATCAACATCGCCGCGATCTCTGCTCGCAGTTTGAGTCCTACATCTGGTGCGTCTCCTGCATCAATATTCTGGAGTGGGACTCTGAATTGATCGCCGGCTTCTCCGAGTGGCGCTAAATCTTCAACGGCTCGCACGTCGTTTAATGATAGGAAGCCTTCGCGGAGGCCCTTTGTGTATGCGTCGAATCGCTCGAGAGTGGTTCCACGAAGCAATGCGTCAAGATTAAATTTGATGAAGCCGTCCGGTTCTGGAAGTAATTCGGACATTGATTGTTCGATTCGTTCCAATAATGGACGAAGTGAGTGCTGCACGAATGAGAGGTTCTGCGCTTCAACGCTTGCGAAAGACATCGCTCCTGCTACTGGATGTCCGAGCAGGCTGATCGGTACTCTGAATAATCTCGCAATGTCTTCAACGTTGAAGCGTCTTGCTTCTAGCAGCTGCGCGTCTGCTGCGTTGAGTGTGAGTGGGCGAAATTGTGCGCCGCCTGAAAGGATTCCGATTTTGCCTGCGCGGTACGGCCCTGTGTGGGTTACGTTCCAGTCGCGGCCGATGTCGCTTGCCTGCTCTTCTGTTAATTCGCCCGGTACTTCAATGACGCCGCCTGGGTTTGCTGCGTTGCCGAAGTAGGCGGCTGCATATGTGTCTGCTGCCATCGCTGCGCCGATTGTGAGTCGAGCTGCTGCGATTGGGCCGAGGCCGTAAAGGGAACCAGGAAGTCTGAAGAGTGGAATGTGTTTCATTTCGCGTGATGTAAGAATGCGCGAATATGTTCCTTCTTCATCTCTCATTTTGTAGATGATTGGCTCTCCTGGACGTGGGCGTTCAATGCGAACGTCGTCCGGGTGTACGCAATAGACTTCTTGTACTTCGTCCATGTCGTCACGAACGGTCAGAATGAATGCGTTGCCATGAATATTAAGTGAAGCGATTATTTGCTCGTAAAACTCTAGGCGCGATGCTTCTGGATTTGGTTTGTTGATCCAGGCTGGTTGCGATCCGTAAACGCTGGCGTATGAGATTCTGTTTCTGCCGCGTCGGACGTATGCTGCAAGTGGCAACGAGGAAATCGTATCGCCGAGCAATCTTACGCAGGCATAAACTGTCGACATGCGAATTGCGGAGTCTGCAGTTACATCGATTCCAGATGGGGCCATGTAAGCAGGGCGGCCTGGGATAAGTGGTTCGACCCATTGGCTATTGTTTGTGCGCTTCTGCTCTGCTGCTTTGATTCGCTTCGATAGACTCATCAGTTAGCCTTTTCTGTTATCCATACTAGAAATGTTCCCAGTGTAATTAATGCGATCGGCAATGAGAGCATTGCGATTCCTGTGGTTGCTAATGCTACGCCAGTCACTTCTGCTACGAGTGAGAAATCTATTTTTTTCATTTCGCTCCTAAAGTTGAACCGAGAAGAACCGGGCCACTGGTGGCTTTGGTTCTGCTGGTTGCGTTGCTCTGTCATATCCGAAGATTGCTGCTACGGCCGCATCGACTTTTCGCTTCGAGCTTGCTTTCGCAACCATTACGCCCCGAGATGATTGCTTCGTGACGCAGTTTGTTATGTGTCTTGCCATTCTCTCATCGCCATCGTGGGTAAAGCTTTGATTCACTACGGCTTCGTAGAATTTTTGCGTTGCTGGAACCATGCGTTCTGCGCTGTTCGGATATGAGACGACTGGCATTCCTTGCTCGTCTAGAACCATGAAGGTGCGCTGCCATCGTGCCGGGTCGAAGACGATCTCTCTGGTTTGGAAGTTGCTATTTCTGAAAGTGTCGATGATCGTCTGTTCGACTTCGGCCACTGGCACATGCCATCCCTGTTCTGCATCGTCTGGTCGTTCCCAGATTCCTACAACCATGAGGTGCGGTTTGTCTCCGCCAAGCAGCCAAGCAATGAGCGCGGTGCTGTCGTTTGAGAACGCTCCGTCAAATGCAAGGATTACATCTTCGCCTGGTTCTGGCGTTCTCTCTGTGTCGATCAAGGCTTCCCATGATCCGGTTGGAAGCCAGGCGGTTGCTGTTGATACGAAGCAATTCGTGCGCTTCGTTCTAAATTCTGCTTCTGGCGTTCTCAAGACTGCGCTCTCGAAATCTTCGGCGTCGACGATGTCTGCGAAGCCAGGGTTTGATTCAATCCAGAGCTGCCTGTCTCTGTGATCTGCTTCTGGGTTCTTCGGTTCCCACCAGGCGAAGAAGAACGACGGATCTACAAGTTCGCCCTTTACGAGCTTCTGGCCGTATTGATATAAAGAATAGGCGAGGCTGTCCTGGCCGTTTGCTTGCGTCTTTACTCCTGCTGTCGTTATGCCGAGGAGAAGTGAATCGGATCGTGCGCCGCCTGCAAGCGACATAACATCCCAGAGTTCGCGGTTTGGCTGCGCATGGACTTCGTCGAAGATTACGATCGGTGAAGGGTTGAGTCCTTCTTTCGTGTATGCCTCTGCTGAAAGTGCGCGGTAAACGGATCCCTTGTCTTTGTATTCGATTACGTCGCGGTAAAGCGTGAACATCGAAGAAAGTTCCGGATCAAGTTCAACCATTCGCTTTGCTGTTCCAAATACGATGCGAGCCTGATCTCGATCTGCTGCGCATGAATAAATTTCGGAACCGTTGCCGCCAAGTGTGAGCGCCGATAATCCCATTGAAGCTGCGAGCGCGCTCTTTCCATTTTTTCTCGCCATGCCGATTAGGGCGACTCTGTGTTTTAGTCTGCCATCTGGCCTGCGTGCAAGTGCGTAGTTGAGAAGTTCCTTCTGCCAATCGCGTAGGTGTAAAAGTTCGCCGGCTGGTGCTGCCACCGAATCTTTCGTTACTCTGCATACGGCTTCTGCAAATTCAGAATATAAAGGGCCATCGCCGCGTTTGCGGTCTGGCAAGTCCACCGGCGTTATCCAACGCGGCGGCCATGATTGTATTTTTTTCTTAGCCACGTGCTCGCGTCATTAATTCCTGGATGCGTGTCTGTGCCTGCACTTCTGCAAGTCCAAGTCGCGAACGCTCGACCGGGTTGAATGCGATCAAGGAAAGCATTGCAGTTATCTGGTGATCAAGATGACGCAATGCGACGCGGTCGCGCCATTCTCCACCTCTGAAAACTATCGCTCGAAGTTGAACGCGCTCATCCATCGTTTCGCAGAGAATCATTACATGTTCGATGTCTGTGGTTGGAGAAATCCATGCACGTCCTGCTTGCCAGATTCTCTCCCACATATTTTGTCCTTCTGCTCCAAGTGGGCGAAGTGGTTCCGGTGTTTCTTTCGCCATCGGCAAAGAGATCAGCGTTCCTTTATCTGGCAGCGGTCGCTTTCCTGGGTTTCCAAGTTTGCGCTTCTGCTCGATTGTCTTTGGGGGATTAGGCATTTTCGCTTCCTATGAAATCGTAAGGCTTGCCGGTGAGTTCATTGATTGGAAGGATTCCAGTCAGTTCTTGCCAGCGCTTGCAGATAACGTCTGCGTATATGGGATCTAATTCTACAAGTGCTGCAGTCATTCCGAGTGTGTGAGCTGCTACAAGCGTGGAACCTGATCCGCCAAATGGATCCAGAACAACCGAGTCACGATTCGCCGAGTTGCTCAATATTCGAGTGATGAGGTTGATGGGCTTCATGGTCGGGTGTTCTGAATTTCTGCGTGGACGTGGCTCGCGAATAATTGTCGATGACTCTCTTGCTGTCTCGATAATTTTGACGAGTTCTGTCTTGCTCAATGTGTCCAAGTCCTTCGTTGCGAAGTCGAGAACGGTTGAGTCGTTGAACGGGCCGAACCAGGGATGTGCTGCTCCTGGTTTCCATCCGTAGATGATTGGTTCATGCTGCCAGTTGTAATCCTGGCGGCTGAGTGTGAAGTTATCTTTCACCCAGATAAGAATTTGCTTGAGCATAAATCCGGAAGTCTTGAACGCTGATCTGAATGTGACGCTGCTTCCATCTGCATGGCAGACATAAATCGGGCAGCCTTCTTTTGCGTTTGCATACATCGCTGCGTAAGTTGCAAGAAGAAACGATTCAAATTCCAAGTCGCTCATTGAGTCGTTCTGAATTGTTAGGTTCTCATTTGTTCCGCCGGTGTATGCGACGTTGTATGGCGGATCGGTGAAAATGCAATCTGCAAGTTTGCCGCCGAGTGCCTTGTTTAGAATTTCTGGGTTTGTTGAATCTCCAACAACAAGACGATGCGGCCCGAGGATCCATGTGTCGCCTTCGATGCTGTGCGCGGTTCTTGACTTCGCTGGTGCTGCATCTAAATCTCCGGCCATTGGAATCTCTTCGACTGGCATTTTCAGAATCTCTGCAATCGCTTCCTGGCTATAGCCGGCGTCGCTTACTAATTCTGGATCTACATTTACGAGCTGCGCGATCATCTCTCGAAGCGCATCTTCGTCGTAGCTTCCAAGTTCGGCGGTGCGGTTATCGGCGAGCGCGAATG